GTCTACCGCCATGAGTGTGAACTGTGTCGTGATGTGACATGAAGGCAATGGTAGGGTTGTTACCTACACGTAAGATGTAATTGCCACGGTTGTCAGGATTGCCAAATATAGGTCGTAGGAATCTGTTACAGAACTTGCGTTGAGCTTTGGCACCCTCTGGTCGCATGTAAGATAACATCTCGATATAAGTTTGTGTTGTTGTCATATAATCTCCATAGTTGTTGCTGTTAGTACTCATATAGGTATTTCCATCGGTGGGTCAAGGGGTGACTACAAAATAATTATTAATTTCCACTGTAGGGGTATCACTCTTATATACTACGTCTAACGGCACTTTTGTGACGCTTGTTAGTAATTTATTTGTTCAGACCGTAAAAAAGTTAGTTCAGACCGTAGAAATCTTGGCTCTTAATTTCTTCAATGCTCCGCATTTCCACTGCGGGGGTGTGGCTCCGCATTTCCACTGTGGGGGGTCTACGGTCATTTTCCACTGGTGGGGTCATTTTCCACTGTAGGGGGTCGTGTGACTTTTTTGCAACTGACTCGCTTTTAGGTTGTGTATACAATGGCATATTCTCCTCGCCTATAGGTTGTGGTTACAAAAATCACTCGCCACAACTTTAGGTTGTAACGTGTATGCTGCACCGCAGAAACATTTTTAGGTTGTATCGTTCAACCTCTAAACTATCTATACCTTCCGGTTGTATAGTTCAACCCCTAAACTAAATTTTTTGTTACTCGCCTTAAAAGTGTATAAATCCAGGCGTACAACCTGTAGTTGAAAAAATCACCAGTTCGCCTTAAACGTGCATGAAATAAAGTCTACAACCTTGAATAGCAAAATGGCTCGCAACTATTGAAAAGAGAACGGGCAAAGCTTAGGTTGTTTTATACGTTACATATATAAGGAATAAAAAATGGACTATCAGATAAGAATACGTGATCTAGTTTTCTGGTTTTTAGCAATGGCGTTTATGTTTGCAGTGCTTTATTCAACGCCGTACCTTGCGCTTTTAAATGTATTCCATGACGCTTGCGGCGTTGGGGTTATGACACCTAACAATGGTGGTTTCTATATCAACTTAATTTGTGAGGGATAAAACAATGTGTTTCTTTGAAGATAAAACAGCAGAGTTTAAATCATCATTAGCAACTAACGACACAAGCTTAGATAGGGTTCTACTCAGAAAATTGGAGGATATAACAAGCCCATTGGCTAATGATAAGTCACAAGTCTTTACATATCTAATATGGTTGTCACCTAAACCGGATGACAAGGACAATCGCCTTATGTCGGTTTACTTGTCAGCAGATGACTTAGAAAAACGCAAGAGAACCTCAGGAAAACCCGCAAAGATTTTACGCAAGATTTTACCTATTGGATCAAGTGTAGACTTTGAAGCTTTTGCGGTATGGTTTAAAGAAACCTATTTCTTGGCTACACAAGGTTTAGTTTTTAAATCATCAAAGAATCGTAAAGACTTTGCGAAAGTCTACACAATGAAACAAGCTAGTGCATCTGATCCGAGGTTAGGTTGTTCTCGCAAGTCATTAGCGGCAAGTTGCATGCGCTATAGTTTTGACCATTTAATTTGTCATCCAACCGAGATTTATGGTTCAGGTGACTTTGAGATTGTATGGATAGAAAACAGTCAAAAGCAACTACTAGCACGGGCTGTTATTTGTACACGCAATGGCCGCTATTCCAATGCGCCTATTTACACAAATAGCAACTTGGCAGCCGATATGCTTGAGACTGAAATAGCTAAGCGAAAGCAAGCTTGTGAGCAACCCGATAAAGCAAGTTGGATCAATGCTGAACTACTCAGAATAGAGAACCATAATTCTGACGAACTGATAGCGCCTTATTTTGACAACTATTCGAGCGCTAAAGACTTAGGCGATAAGCTTAAAATATCTAAGTACGGCGAGTTAGAACTAACTACAACTAGCGGCGTAATTAGCGACTACGAATACCATTGCGAAAGTTGCAACACGGGTTTAGGTGACTACGATACACACTTCGCACATGACGGCACCTATTGCGAAGACTGTTTTCACGATCAATTCTTCTATTGTGAGGGTTGCGACGAATACGAACCAAATCACGCCGGAAATGAGGTAATTGGTTATCAAGGTTTAATTTGCGATCATTGTGTGAGTCATGGTTCAGATGATGTAGTTCATACAAGTTGCGGCAACTATGCCCATATAGACGAAACAGTTTATTCAGAATATTCTGACGAATGGTTTTTGGTGAGTGATGAAAACGACACATGGTTTACCTCAAGCATTGATGATGAGATTTATTCTATGGATGAATTAGCCAAGTTGCCCATTGATGCAATGCTAACGCATGAGCAAGCTATTGATAGTGGGCATTGGCTAGTAGTAGGTAAGAAGTCTATCATATGGAAAACCCGCCACAGATTCTACAACCCGCATAGTTTTAATGGCATAGAGGGGCAAGGTAGACACATAGAAAACCTTGAGAGGGTTTATGTTTTGAAGCCTTGGTTAGAACTACACGATTGCCCACTAGAGGGCACGATAGTAGTAGATAACCAATTGGATCTATTCTCTGCAGCAGCATGACATAAGCAACCCCACATAAGCTAAAACATTAGACCCGCCCTTGTGCGGGTTTTTTGTTATTCTATAGCAACTGGAGATTTTTTCGCCTATAAGTTGCATCACAATAACGAGCCTACAACCTAAAGTTATTGGCTCAGGAATGCGCTAATGATGCTGCGGTAGGTCCAACTATGGGAATCTTTTTGCCCTACTCAGTGGCGCTTATATCGAGTGTGAGGGCATGTTCTCTTTATGTAGTGATATTATGGGGTTAAATTGGTATCAGTTCACGAAATGTTACAGCTTTGTAATGTTATGTTATAACGGTGGTGGTGTAGTGGGTGCAGCAAAATCGCTCGCCGTTTGTCAATATTTATTTTTGTTTACCGTTGTTTTTATTCAGTAAATCACAAAAGTGTTGCATAAATGTCACAGCCCAGGCTACTCTTACGCATTGTCAAGCATCTCTGATGCGATTAAACCTATCCTTAAGTATATTTCCACTATACCTATGTATCGTCAAGGGACCCTCCGGATTATACGGCTATACTTTCGGATGGGGGTGTTACCCACTATATCTACAACATAAGAAATTTACTTTGGCCCCTATACCTAATTCCCACGGTAGTATCCACATTTCCACTGGAGGGGTATTGACTATATATATACAAAAAAAAGATTTGTGGGAAAACAATGACTTAATAAGATCTCACGAATTGTTTCAATATATTTCACAAATGTTACTTGTTAAATTTCATTTTAGGTGCCTATATATATATGAAAGGGTATTCCGCCAGGTCTATAGTTGTAGGTATGGTAGTAATATAAAGATATAGTATATACCTTAGTATATCATTTGTACTCTTTAGTCCCCTCCCCTGTTCTTCCTCTGTCAACCATAGTGAACCTAGACCCCTATACTTAGGGATGTAGTTATGTACTGGATGTGACTTGCCGATGGTAGAGGATGATTTCTTATAGTAGTATAGTAGAGACAAACTTATGCCAGCTGGTAAAGATAAACTCCCATATAGTAATATTATAGCCAAGAAGGTTAGAGAAGGTATTCGTAGTGGAGTATCTGTTAAGGATATTCTTAGTAGTATCCAGAAGTATCAGAATGCCCCCTCAAGTACAGCTACCTTCTATAAACTATATGGTGAGGACATAGCTGAGGAGAAGGCTTCTATTGTAGGTGCTGTAGGTTCTGTAGTTGTACAGCAAGCATTAGAGGGTGACTTCAAGTCTCAGGAACTCTTTCTTCGTAGTAAGGGTGGTTGGTCGCCTACATCTACAGTTAATGAGGTAGATCAGGTAGAAGACCCCGATGTAGATGAGTCAGCTATAGACTCCTTGATGACCTTATTAGGTAAGACCCGTAACGATGATAACAGAGAAGCGTAGCTTCGACACTCTTCGAGTTACAGCGCAAGTACTTAGAGACTTACCAGATTCTGATGTAGCTGCACTATTAGAAGAACTAGGCCCCAAGAAGACAGAAGAGTTACAACACAACTGGGAATTTTGGGCTAGACCTGAACAGTTAGAGCCAGAGGGTATATGGAATGTTTGGGTTGCACTTGCTGGTCGTGGCTGGGGTAAGACCCGTGCAGGTTCAGAATGGGTCAGACACAGGATCAAGAAGGGCGATAAGATTGTCCACTGTGTTGCACCTACTAAAGGTGATGTTCGCAGGGTTATGGTTGAGGGTGACTCAGGTCTACTCAATGTCTGTTGGAAGGGTGATAAGACATATAGGGGAAAGCATATTGGATTTCCTACTTGGTCGCCTACCAACAATACTCTGACATGGGAGAATGGCTCTAAGGCTGTATTCTTCTCCGCTGAAGACCCAGAGAGATTACGTGGGCCACAAGCCTACTCAGCATGGACAGACGAACTCTGTGCATGGAGAAATGCCCAAGAAACTTGGGATATGCTACAGTTTGGTTTACGTTTAGGTAAGCGTCCTCAAGTATTCGTAACGACGACACCTAAGACAACCAAACTGATACGCACAATACTAGACGATGATAAGACTACCATTAGCAAAGGGAGTACCTATGATAATGCAGCCAATCTAGCAGATACCTTCTTAGATGCAGTAAAGAAGACTTATGAGGGAACAAGGTTAGGTAGACAAGAATTATATGCAGAAATACTTGATGAAGCATCTGGCGCATTATGGAATAGGCAACAACTTGCGAAGTGTGAGATAGACAAGGATGACGTACCATCTCTTAATAGGGTGGTTATTTCTATCGATCCAGCTATTACGTCAAATGCAGAAAGTGACATGACTGGTATTGTAGTTGCTGGTGTAGATGTCAACGGAATAGCTTACGTCTTAGAAGATCACACAGGTAGATATACTCCTCAACAGTGGGCATCCAAAGCTGTAGAACTCTATAGAGAACACATGGCTGATAGGATTGTAGCTGAAAGAAACCAAGGTGGCGATATGGTTCGTCACACATTACACACAGAAGATGAAACAGTCCCAGTAAAGCTCGTACATGCATCCAGAGGGAAGATGGCAAGGGCTGAACCAGTATCCGCATTATATGAACAGGATAAGGTTAGACACGTAAGAGGGCTTAATGATTTAGAAGATCAGATGGTACAGTGGGAACCTCTAGGGTCCATAG